AAGACTTATTACCGATAATGTCTCTTATCTCGCTATCAGATAAATTACATGTATACTTTGTACCTAACGTCTCTTGTACATTCTCAACTGTGTAACCTTTTTTAAGAAGGTCCTTCGCCTCTCTACACATATACGTCTTGTGTAGAATCTCTTCGGTCCCCGCGGTTTTTACCTTTTTTTCATAGTAGTCTTTACTTGTAAAAAGCTTTCGACCGGTGACATTACACACTAATTTTCTCGTCTTTCTCTCTTTCATTGTTTTTTAGGCTTTCTCTTCTCGTGTGATAATCTCTTACCATAACACATACAGAATTCATAGCACTGACAGCCATCACATGCTCTATTGTTATGTGATAAAAATATATCAGGTCTTAGACATGTACCGCCTCGCTCTCTCCCTGTACCGGTATGATCACGGACCCACTCCTCGAAATTTCTGTTTTGATGATGATCTCTCCATCGGCACATTTTATCTTTATATTCTCTAGAATTGAGATATCTCTCTCGCTCTTTTTTTTCGGCTGTTTCTTTTACTCGAAGACCTTTCTTTTTACGCATTAAGTTCAACCGAGTTAGTATATGAGGGTTTATACTAGGTAGATTTTGAATATTCAAATTGTTTCTGATTTCGTCTACAGTTTGCCCTTTTCGGAGCAATTTAGCAGCTAATGGGCTAATATAATGATTTCTAAACGCTTCCTCATTACCAAACTTTTCAATCTTGGATGTAGCGATACTTGGAGGTATATATTTTTCCTCACCAGTAATTATACAGGCGTAACAATTCTTTTTCATTTACAGCTTTATTGTATGAACTTTTTCAGGAAACAGCAAGCTTATTGTGGTAAAGCTGTCTCACCACCGGGAGCGGGAGCGGGAGGTAGCGGTGCAGGTTCTCCGCCCTCAGGGCCTGGTGGTGTAGGGCCGAAGTCAGGTGGCATACCGCCACCCATAGGAGCGGGAGGTGGCATACCACCGAGCTCACCACCACCCATTGCAGCCTCTTCACCTGCAGTGTCAAATTGATCGCGCCAATTAGGACCACCTGATTCAATTTGAGCTAATTCCCACTTAAGTGCTGAATCTTTTCTGAGAAGCTCTCTATTCAATAATATTTCTTCATCTGTAAATTTTAAGAAGTTCTTTTTAGCGTATGTATCTGAGATAAGCTGATTACCGATAGCGGTAGCATAATTGTTCCATTTTAATTCATGTATTTGTTGAACTCTTAATTCGTGAAAATTAGATGGCGGTAAAAAGTGGATGTTGATCATCGGCTCTTTAAGTTCAAATTCCTCCCATAGGCCTTTCAATTTTAGATGTGTTACAAATGCATCTTTCAAGCCACGTGCAAAATATCCTTGCAACCTAATAATAAATCGTGCAAATTTTAGCTCTTCTCTAAGAATAGTCGCACCTTGAGCATCGGTTTGAGATTCTGGATTCAACCGCTCTACCGGAACTTTAAGTGCTCTGTATAATTTTTGTTGGAAATATTTTAGATCCTCTAACTCACCTAAATTCTTACCTCCTTCTAAGGTTGTAACTTGAGTACCATCAGAGCCTGCTCTCTTAGCAAACCAAAATGCATCTAACATCGATTGAGGGTTAAAGGCTTGAACCGATTTACCTTGATTACTGTCATATGTTTTTCTGGACCAATAATTCTGCATCAACCGCTTCAGGTACGCCTCAGCTTTTGGTGGAGCCATATTACCAACATCGACATTAAACACTAATCTCTCTGGAGCTCTAACTAAGCGATAAACAATGATCGAATCTTCAATTAAGGATAACTGCCTGTAAGCTCGGCGAGCGCTTTCAACAAATGGCATTCTTAGAGTTTTCGTTTCATTCCAAATACCGCTATGTATATATGTAACTTGATTCTTATCAAATGGAATGTGTTGAACTTTATCGTCGTTTGAGTTGCTTAATTGGTTACCCCCAGCATCTTTTTTATCAATTTTTGGTTTGCGTAGTAAGAACCCCTTTATCATCAAGTTTTGTACATTATCATATATAGGATCCACTATTTCAGACGGCACATTTATAATACCTAAAATACCAGCTTCCGTGTGATCTTTATGAATAATATGTTCGAAAAATACTTCTCCATCGACCAACATTTGTCTAAAATACTCCCACCCTCTATGCTCTAACTCGTAAAGACTTATAAACATGTCAAATTCAGATTTTAGCTCCTTTTTAATGTTAATGTCGACATCTAAATCTGAGAAGTCTATCTTAATAAACTCTTCTTGTTGGTCCTTGTTGATACACTCATCGCAGATTTCATCCAACGCATCTGCTACTTCTGCAAATTGAGCCATGACCCTATAATCTCTTAAGCGCTTTGACTTGTCGTAATCGACATTAGCATACATGAATGCATGGTAATTTTTATCTGAAGCAACACCACCAACACCTGCAATATTCTCTTCTCGGTTACTGGTGAAGACTGAATGTTTGGAGATGAGATCTTGTCGCCTAGTACCAGTTTTATAAAAATCCTTAAATTTTGGATTTATATTATTAACATTATCAATTAAATCATAGGGCTGACCATATGGCATGCTAGATTTAATGTAGGTCATTAAATTTCTACCAAATGTATTTTCCCTCTGCGTACCTGACGAACCGTATTCAGCCATATATGAAATTATTTATGATTTTACATTTACTATTCTAGTTTGATTGTCACCGTATAACGTACCATACCCACCTTTATTAGCGATGATAATGTCTATAAACCCTACAGCTTGTGTAGCAGGTATATTAATCCACATTAAATTGGGTGATAGCACTCTATATTTGTCAGAGCCGAGCTCTAATCCAGAGAATGCAGGGAAATGTGATGATAATGAGCGTGTGTTGGTAAATAGATCAAATTCTGACTTACCACTTAATGCGTTAGTTGTATATACACCGGTACCAGCGCTCAAATACACAGCAATACTCTTCTCAAAATTATACCCTGTGAGACGTATTTTACATTCAAATCCTACGCGAGCTATAGGAATATCATCCCCCCAAATTGGTGGGTCATCTGGTCTAACATAGGAAATTGCCGGTCTAGCGGATATTACAAAATAACTTGTAATATTCTGCGCTGATAGAGCATGACCATCAACTCGCTCCCCTGTTACTGAACTAAGAGATGTTATGTAATTCGTTAGTTCTTCTGATTCAATTTTTGTTTCAAATTTTTTCATTAAATGTATTCAAACCCGGTTAGAGGAGTTATATGTGTCTTGACATAAAATATGTTGTCAGCACTAAGTGATGATGTATATGGAAATAACCAGCCCTTAATTGTAAATGATGTATCTGCTGTTACCCTCGCAGGTTGATCAGATGTCAATTCGGAAGGATATTCTAACGAAACATCACCAGACCATTCAACTTGAGAGCGAATTTCTACAGTTTGATTTGTTAATTTTGATGGTAATTTCCAGGATATAATAATATACGGATTTGAATATGGTATAAAATTCGATAAAATTTGATCCATATCGGTTTGATATTTTGTCAGTATCGACATACCAACATCTACATTTATCGGTACCGGAGCCCGTAAAAACTCTGTACTTGCAGTATGAGGCTGTACATCATAAAAGCCGGTTATCTTATTAAAAACTCTATCAGTATCTCTGGCAATATTACCAACTGTAATGGATATGACAGGTAGTGTTAAATGTTGAGATTTGTTGATTAAGTCATTTAATACTCGCTGTTTTGGAGCATAAACATATCTTACCTGGATTTTATCGACTACAGATCTACTGCGATTGTATCTGTTAATAGTAACATCATCAAAAGCAGCAATGAACTGGGTGATGAGATCTTTGATCTCAAAATAATAAGGCTGATTCTTCACTACAAATATTTATTAAAATTCAATTGTTAATATATTGTTGTAAAACTTTGAAGTTTTATTTGTTTTCTTAACAGCTGAATCGATAAGTAGACTGATTTGCTTATTATTCTTTATTATGTGTTGAGTTGAATAGTCGAAAGTTAGTGAACCCTGTGCTTGTATGATATCGAAAGGTACAGGTATTTCGTAGTTCTTAGTAAATGGCTTTTTTTGAGTCTCAAGTAAAAAGTGGATATAGAAATCTTTAACATTGAATAATATGAGTTTACCTTCTCGTAATATTTTTTTATTCAATATAAATTTAATATCCTTCTGCAGGATACCTCTCAAACTCTCTTGTAAATCATGTAACAGCATTATACGTCCATAAATCTCATTTTTTGGCGAGGTGTCATTGGAGCAATACTTTCGGTAAAATATCCCCAGAATGTGTCGTC